ATTGCAGATAACTTTCTATTCTTAAAAAATTTTATTAATTCTTGTACACTTTTTGGTTTACGACCATTGCTTAATGTAAAAGTTTTTACAGCATCATTATATGAAAGACCTTTAGGTATTTCTGCCATTTTATTAGGTAACACAGGTCCTGTTGGTTTAGGGCCAAAAGGATTTATAGGTTTAGTTGGATCTTCTGGTAAAGGATCTCCACCTTGTCTTAAACCAACTCTGCCACCTTGAGCATAACTATTAGATCCCCAAGAACCTGTAAATATATCAGGTGCAAAATCTATTAAAATTTGTCTAATATGGTTATCATCAAAATCTCTAGCATTTGTTTCAGGTAATTCCATAGCATTTAAATGTCCAACTAATTTTCTTCTAGGCATTTTATCTACATTTATTAATTTTCCTGGTCTATAGGCTGCCATTTTCATTTCTGCTGGTCTTACATCACCTTCTACTTTAATTGGTAATGCTCCTGCTTCTAAACTTTTAATTCCTTCTTCTGGGCTACCTTGTCTTAAACCAACTCTGCCACCTTCTGCTCCAACAAAGTTTCTAGGTGTTAAGAATCTATAGTTCTTATCAAACATTTGTGATTGACTTAATTCACCACTTCTATATTTATTTAGATCAGCTCTTATTTGATCAAAACCAATACCTTTACCTCTGTAAACATCTTGTGCTAATTCTTTTGCTTCTTCTTCTGATGCACCTTTAGATGTAAAGTATCCTACCAAACCTCCTGCGCCTAACATTTTACCTAAACCTGTTAAACCTCCACCAAAACCTTCTGTTAAACCGAGCTTACCTAATAAACCTGTTGTTCCTCCAAACTCACCTACTCCTTTTAAACCTAGTAAACTTCCCTTTAACCCAGAAAGACCTGTACCTATTCTTGCACCAAGACCACTTAAACTTGAAAATGGTCCACCTAAACCCATAAGACCTGCTCCACCTAAACCTATTAGTGCAGCTTTACCTATTGGACTTTTAACAACTTGTGCTCCAACATCTAAAACTTTATCTACTGCTTTCTTAGCAGCTTTAAACGGATTGAAATATCCTGTTCTAGTACCCATTGGATTTCCTTGAATAATACCACCACCAATAGAACCACCACCAATAGAACCATTCATGGCATTCGTTATTCCACCTGATGCACGTAGTTGTCTTCTAATGTGAGCTCTTGTAATCATATTTGTGTTTTAGTTAATATATTATTTTGGCAGGGATTGCACCTGAATTTACATTATTACTCGTTTTTCACAAGTAAATCAAGACTATGTTATAACTTCTCTTGGCTTAGATTGTAAAGCCGAGAGTATAACATGTAGTCGATTGGCCGTAGCTGCAGTCACTTTTAATACCTCATTTTGTTGTAATACTAAAGGTGCTGTAAGTAATTCTGTTGTTGCATTAGCAGATATAGCTTTAGTCTTAAAAAGACTAAATACAGCACTAGCTGTGTCTGTAATAGTCACTGTTATAGTATCTGCATTACCAGAGTCTTCTGATACTATAATTGATTTAATAATAGCAGTTGTTGCATCTGGAACTGTATATAGTGTTGTAGCACTTGTCGTAGTCAAATCGACTTTTTTATTTACAAATGAATTAGCCAAAGAAATATGCCTCCGCTTCTGCTTCGTCTTTCAAGTCTTGTTGAAAAGTTGTATTTAATTTTTGTACAATACTATCAACATCTCTAACAAACGATTGTTGTATTTGTTGATCGTATTCTTTATTGGGTTGTGTTAATGATTGAATTATTCTTGCCATTATCTTCTCCCGTCTGGTTGATAGTCTATTCTAAATGTACCAACTTTCCAAAACTGACTTGTGCTTGTGTTATCAATCTTTAATGATATCGATCTAGCTCTAGCACGTGTATCAATTTTCTGTGTACCACTTGTTACTGTAAACGGACCAAGTGTTGAACTAGCAGATGTGTCATTTGGAAAATCTCTTAAGTTTAATGTTATTCTTGCGTCTCCCGTTTGTGATAAAAAGTCAGGTATTACTCTTCTTATTTTCATCATAAACTCACCATCACCTTGTAATCCTTGTTGACCAATATCAAAATCTCCAGATTCAATTGATGCAGTGATTGCTGTAATTGCACCTTCCTTAACTTGATTCAATCCTGTCTCATGTTCAAAGTATGTCGATACACCATCAGTGCAACCATATACGTGATTAACATCTACTGCAGTTGTACCATCTGCATCATATTCTGTTGCATGCGGTTTACCAAATACTGCAGAATCTTGCCACGCGGTTCTAGCTAATGTGCCAACAGTCCATACTGGTCTTTGTGGAGTTGAGTCCAAATAATTATAAGCAACCATTCTATTAACTGTGCCTGATCCAGAGTTAGGATAGAACCACATAATCTCACCAAACAAATTATTAAGTCCAACGTTGATATGTTGTTTTGGAGTTGTGTTAATATCATCGTAAACGTGATCTTCAACTAAACACGGTAATGATTCTAGTTTACCAGTGTATCTAAAGAAACCATTTTCTGACATCCAATACGCAGCACCATCAACCTCAACGGCTGCGTTCTTACCAATCAATCCACAGTTAGTACCAACTTGTTGAAACGAGAATGTAAACGGTGGACCAACAAACCTCATAATAAATAATGCAGTATCAGTCCAAACGTAGATTGCATCTCTACCTCTTATCGCTCCAACAATTTTAGAACCATCTGAAAGTCTTTGTGTACCTGCAGTGTTAGTCGCAGACGGTGTATATGTATTAATATCTTCTTGCGACGAGAATCTTATAAACATTGGATCTTGTGTAGACGATGTTCCAATAGTTGTTTCTGTACCAAAAAATACTACGTGTCTATCCGGTGTTGATACTAAACTAAATTCTGATGCTGTAGGTGCACCCGATATAATCGTTGCTCTAGTATTGTTTGCAATAGTTGGATTTGAGTCCCATTCAAAACTTTCACCACCTGTTATAGTTGCAATAAGTTTGTTACCAAAGTTATCTAACGACCATAAACCAGGTGCTGTCACAACGTCACCTGATACTGCAGTGTTCCAACCAGCATATCCTGAAGCATCTTTTACTGTAGCTCCTGATGAATGCGAAGCAGCTGTCGTACCATTTGCTCCTCTAGTTAATCCTGTTAAACTATTACCACTTACACCAGTATAAATTATTAATTCTGATCCTATAATAACTGTTCCTGATGATGGAAAAGATGATGCACTTGCCATTGTTAAAGTTGTAACCGATGTATTAATTGATGATGAAAGAGTTGATGTAAATACTCCAGCTTCTATACCACCCCATGAACCAAGTCCCCAACCAGTTGATGCAACCTCTAAAGCTACTCCTACTGGATAGTAATGTTTAACACGAATACCACCAGATGTTGTAGCACCTGATCCAGATTCAGCAGAATCCATAGTAACTGTTAATGTAGTAGATGTAGGTATAGTTGTAACTTGAAATTTATTATCATTAAAATCTGCAGCTACAAAGTTAGAATTAGTAATAGATGAAAAATTATCTAATAATATAATATCACCTTTGTTTATATTGTGTGCTGATGCAAAAGTTATAGTAACAGCTGTAGATCCATTAGTTGTAGAAAAAGCTGATGTTAAAGTTGTTGTCGCTTTGATCGGATGTATATCATAAAAGATACCCCCAGAATAAGCGTATAGAATTCTGTTTGTGCCAAGCACAGCGTATTTAATACCTGATGTATTTATAAAATGATGGATAGCAGTGTTTCGACCTGTTATGTCAACTGATCCTAATTGTGCCCAACCGCCTATTTTTTCAGGACTACCATATCTAAATCTAACATTATCACCATTAACCCACTGACTCTCGCCGCCCGTTGATGTGACTTGTTTATTAAATCCTGGTGCAAATTTTACCTTCTGTAACATATAGCCCTTTATATTACTAAAAAGCCCAGCTTACAAATGAATATCTAGTGCCTTTAGTTGTCTCTTTTACTTCGTGTGGATACATAAAGTTCGATGGAAATAAAAGTATATCTCCTGTTTTTAACTTAATTTCTTTACCTCTGCAATAGAATTCTGCTCCTTTATAATCTGTATTAAGGTTAGCAACTATTGATACTATTGGTACACCCTTCATTTTACCATCAAATAAACTGTGGATATGATCGTAATGTTCTCGCATTAAAGTTCCAACTTCATATTTGTTAAATCTTATTGGAGAAAATTTAGTTAAAAAGCTTTGAGTTTTTTCTCCAGGTACACTTACTTTAATTTGGTAATCTTCTAAAGCTTTTAATAAATAGGGTGTTATTTTATCTTGTTGTTCTTGTGTACAAGGCATTACATCTAATTCTTTTGTCGGTTCTGAATTATGTGTTCCTGCAGCATAATTATGCCAAGTATGTTTTTTCCATTCTTTTTTATTACATTCATCTATTAATTCTTCACACACCTCTGTAGGTATATAGTTTTTAGCATATATATAATCTTCAATTGTTTTCATGTGTGAAAATTAAATGACATAGATATTCTATTTTTTTTACTTAAATTAGGCTCTACGCTATGAAATAGCCACGAAGGAAATAATAGTAATAAATTTTTCGTAGGTGAAACGCGCCATATTTTAGAATTAAAAGTATTGCGTTCAGATACACTGGTTAGTCCCTTGTCATATAAACCAGGTTGTTGAGGATTGTGAAACATAATATCTCCACTATCTTTATTTACATCTATATAGAATACTCCTGATATTAAAGAATAAGGATGGTCATGGGTTCTATTATAGTCTTTATAGCCATTAATATTAAACCAGAAATTAGATAGTTTTAAAGTTTTATTAATTTTATATTGGTCAAAGAAGCTTTCTAAAGACGGTTCCATACTATCTACAACTTCTTTAAAAACATCATCAAGTTTTAAATCATTGCTTTGAAAACCAGTAGGGTTGGTTCTAAACCTTCCTTCAGAGTTTTTTTGAATAATTAAACAGTGTTTTTTTATTTTAGATAAATTAAGATTTAATTCTTCTGTTAATAAAAAAGAAGGAAAAAGATTAAATATTTTCATCTATCAATTTTCGTATGTTTAATTCTGTTAGATCATGTTCTAATCCTAATACATCAATACTAAATGTATTAAATGACATACTAATTCTTTCTTCATCACTTGTGTTTGTAGGCACATGATGATTTAAGTCTGATGGAAATATAATAAGTTCTCCATCAGTACAAGGTAAATAAAATGTATGTGAATTTAAGTTATTAAATTTTTTAGTATGTAACGCCATTGAATATTGTAATGTCTTAGAAAACTGTATTGGTGGTAGTTTAGAATTTTGTTTAAAATAAAATACACCACTTATAATACTATTGGGATGACAATGACGATGATGGTTTGATCCTTTAGGATTTTTATTTAACCAACATTGAGTAACTATTAATTTTTGATCTGATTCATAAATTTTTGTAGTAAATTTATCTATACATTTATTAATAAAATTTTTAATATTTTTAAATTCTTTGTGTTTTAATAAATAAACATCTTTAGATTGAAGATTACCGTTATCTTTTTGTTTTATATATTCTAAAGTATTAATATATTTTAGTTCTTTAGTTAAGGAGCCTTTATATTTTGTAACAGTAATAGGTGTTGGAAATATTTGTAGTAATCCGTCATCCATATAAAATATTTTAATCTATTTTTCTTTCATTCCAATAAAGTGTAGCTTCGGCATCAGTATCAAAAGGAATTTCGTTACCATCAGCGTCATACTCTACCCATTCAGATGTAAATGTATCTAAGTATTCTTTTAATGCTGTTTTATTTTCAAACTCACCTAATCCAGTTGCATTTGATCCATCTACAGTTGCACCAACCATATCCCAATTTTGAGGAGACGCATTACTGTTGGCTTTTAAAAAAGAACCCCCGTGTGAAATATAACTTCGAATTTTACCACTACCAGTTAAAGTATATTTAATTATTTTATTTGCCATTTGTTTTATCTTTATTGTCTATTAATTTAGTATTTATAGATTGTTCATCATACAATGTAAATCCTCTACGTTTTGCAAACCTGTTGGCATCTTTAGAAAACTTAGCTGCGCACGCTTCTAACCATTGCATAGTCATTTCGTGAGTGGGTTCTTGACCAGCTTCTAATATTTCTTGTTCCATTTTAAGATACGCATTAACTTCAGTTTGTGCCTGTCCACTGTTTATACCCATATCAAAAAGATAAATTAAATTACCTTCATCTATTACCCCACCTCTTGATCTAGCTGCACTTAAAGCTTGTTTCATACAAGTCATTACATGATAACTAGCTTCTTCTTTTTCGTATTCTTCTTCAGTAATATCTTCTTTACCTAGTTTTTTTAAAATACTTTTATATTGATTAGTAAAGAAATTCATTTTTCTAATAGCACCTAATATAGAATTTTGAGTGTTATTCATACCAACTTGTATTTCAAGAATTTCTGTTTCAAGTAATTCTTTTTCAAACGTAGTTATATCTAAATCTGTTTTTAATTTGTGTTCTTTTTCTCTAAGTTCTATATCTTTTTTTTGCAAACTAATATGACCTTCTTCTAAAGCCACTTTAGTTTTATCAATCTCAGCTAGTGTATGTTTAATTGATCTTATAGGTGTGATTGCTGTAACATCTAACATTACACCCATAAACTGTGAGTGTGATTTATAAAAATTAGAACTAGATTGTTTGATAGCTGGTAAAGTATTATGAATATTATTCAACATTACTTTGTATTCTTTTTTAACTAATGGAGAGTTTGATATTTCTTTTATTATTAAATCTTTACTTGACATTTAAGCTAATCCACCATTACCATTAGAACAAGCTTTAGAGTAAGTTCCTTCAACAGTTCTATCTCCAAAATCTGTTCCATTACCTGTTGAAGCTATTGTTATATAATCTATGGCACCACTTTTGCTAGGGATTCCACCTTTTGCAAATAATCCTCTTGTCTTATTACTTGTGCCACCACTAGAATCTTCTGCTTTAGTTGTTAAATCTCCAAAATCAGTTGCATTACCAGTCGAAGCAAGTGTTAAATAATCCATTACATTTGCAGCAGCATCATTACCGCCAGCCCATACTCCTCTTGTTCCAGAGCTAGCACCTGATAAAGACGATCTAGCGACAGTTAAATCTCCAAAGTCAGTTGCATTACCTGTACTAGCTGTTGTTATATAATCTACTGCATTTGTCATTCCAAGTGCAGCAAGATCATAACCACCACCGTATACTGTTCTAGTGTTAGAACTACAACCAGCTGCAGAATATTTACCAACAGATAAATCTCCAAAATCAGTTGCATTACCTGTAGTAGCAATCGTTACATATTCCATTTCATTTCTTACTGTATCTTGTCGCTGTCCTATACAATGAACAGCTCTAGTATCATTATTACCAGTCATACCTTGTTGGCTAGTTTGACTTGCTAAATCTCCAAAATCTAAAGCATTACCTTCTGTCGCAATCGTTACATAATTTATGTCTTGTAATCTAGCAGGTTGTGTATTTCCACCAAACCATAATCCTCTTGTAACACTTGCAGCTGAACCACCTAGTCTGTGTCTAGCACTCGTTAAATCTCCAAAATCTGAAGCATTACCTAAAGTTGAAATTTCAACAAAATCAATAATGTTACTTGGAACTGCACCATATTTAAAACAACCACCCCAAACACCTCTAACATTAATTGCAGCAGCGCTAACTCCAGAACCAAAACCTAAAATTTGGTGACCAAAAGATTTACCTTTGCTATCAGGTTTTTTTGTATTTTTACCTACGCTATAAAGTTTATAAAAATCTTCCATAATTAAGCATCATTAGCTGCATCAGTCGTAAAGAATAATTTAATACCATGTAATCTGCAATCTGCATCCATGTCATCATTACTATCTGATACATCTCTTCCTACTCTAAAATAAACAAGTTCGTTATCCCCTGGAGAACCAGCAATTGTAATTGCACCACTCTCTGCAGTTAAATATAATTCTTCAACAGCTCCTTGGGCAGAATCATCAACTACCACTGCTGTGCCATAAGCTGTGTCAATAGAATCATTATCTGCAAAAGCAACTCCTTGTAATTGTAACGAAACACCATCTGTTGAAGCTGAACCAGACCACATAAATTGACAAGTAACTGTACCTAAATTCCATGATTTAGGAAAGGCTACTGCAAATTGTGCAAACTCATCTGCATCAGGATCAAAATCTAAAACTTCCATATCAGGTCTGCCAGATGTTGTTTCAACTGTAGCTCTTGCAGCACCATTTGTAGTAGTTGGTGTCATAGCGTTAGATGGAACCCAAATAGTTTCTTTGCCAGCAACTTTAACTGCTGCACTACTATTTGTAAGCGTTCCTGAAACATCACAAGTACCATTAATATCTATTGCAGTTGCTGATAAATCTATTTCATCTGTTGCACCTATTGATAATACTGTTGCACTTGAACCTTGTACAAATTGACTAGCATCATTAAACATAAGTTTATTTGTGCTATTTAAAGTTAATCCAGTGTCATTAGTATGAGTTAAAGTAGCATCGGAACCAGCACCAAAAACAAGAACTGCTGAGTCAGATAATAATTTAAGATCATTACCCATTATCGTATCTTTAGCTACAGATAATCCACCATCAGTTTGTAATGAGCCATCAGTTGTAGAAGTTGCATCTGTAGTATCATCTGTTTTTACAATTCCGCTTGCAGTTATAGCAGCAGTTGTAGTTGCTCCAGCAACGTCAACAGCTCCAGAAAAATCACCTGTTGCTGCATCTATTTCACCTGAAATAGTAAAATTTCTAATACCTGTATAATCTTTGCTTGAGTCTAATATAACTGCTTTACTTGCTACAGCCGTACCTACAGCCGTGGCTCCAATATCTAAAGCATTTAATTCACCTACAACAGCAGTAATGCCATCTAAAGCATTAATTTCTGTTGCCGTAGAAGTTACAGCTACATCTTCATTTATCTTAGGACTTGTTAAAGTTTTATTTGTTAGTGTATCGGTTGAAACAAGAGATACTAAAGTTGAGTCAGCACCCGCTGGTAATAACATAACGTTTGTAACACCTGCAGAGTGTGGTTGTGCTTTTACTTGTTGGCCGTGTGAATTAGACTCACAGTTAAATTGTATAGAACCT